CAGTGGTACCCATAGGGTTTACCAGAACGAGGAGACGGGCGGATGCTGTAGCGGCGTCCACGATGGCCTTAGAGAGACCCTCGAGGGCACGGATGTCACCGTAGAAGCTTTCTACGTGCGCACGACCGTAGTGTTCGCCAGCAATAGCTGTCCAACGGAGAGGCATGAATGGTGGTTCATCGATAGGGTAGGTACCTTCGGTGCCGGGGATCATAACATCCTCGACCTCTTGGTAGGTCTTCCACTTCTTCCCCTCGAGGTAGAACTTAGTGTAGATCGATACGGGCTTACTAGAGCCACCGCTGTCGTTAGCTGAGAAGGAGGTCAGTGCCAGTACATCCTCAGGCAGCGTCTCGATATGAAACTCTTCCTTGATGATGACCTGCTTGATGTTACCCTCAGGATCCCGTGTGACCACGTACTTATCCAAGGAGTAGCCCTTAACACCTTCCTTGCCGAGATGCAGGAGGTAGTTGCCTGTTACTATGAGGTGACGGAGCGCCTCAAAGATGGGAGACCGCATAGCGTTCTTTTCCATCTCAGACATCACCGCACGTTCAACATGGGCTAACTGTTCGTCCACCGCAGCACGCTTAGTAGGATCACCACCGGTGAGTTCCATGAGTGTAAAGCGGTCCACGTCCATCTTAAAGAAGGACTGGTTAGGCGGGAACAGCGCCATCTGCAACTTAGATGCGAGGTTCTGGACCCCCACAGCCGAGATGGATGAGTAGGGGGTATGGATCTTGGTGCTTTCGTTGTGTCCTTCTTCCATCATCAGAGACGGAATGGTCACAGAAGCAAACGCACGGGCACGGTCGAGGTACACGTTGCGCTGGCCTGAGAGCTTATTGTAGATGGCTTTACATTGGCCGAGCATTAGCTGCTACCTCGTTTGTCATTTATGATGCCATAGACCGGGCTGACCTTCCTGATGGGAGGGGCACCGGGAGTGGCTGAGTTCTGGATACTTGCGATGCCACTTGAGGAGACACCTACGGAGGGGAGACCACTCTTGATGGCTGAGGACGCACGGTCCTTGTCCAGTGGGTTACGCAAGGTCTGCTCACCCGCTTTTGACTTCCTTACTTCCAGACGCTTTGTGGACTGGTAGTTCTCCGTCGTCGTCACCGGCTCTGGGGCCGTAGGTGTGAAGACAGGCAGGGAGGTGATGTTGTCAGCAAGGGTTTCTGCCTGAGCAGTAACCGTGATGGGCTTCGCAGAGGCAATCGGAGAGGACCCACCAAAGGACCCTCTCGACTTGTAGCTTGTAGACTGCTGGTAGGTAGGACGCTGGATGCCTTGGGGGTTAGCCGCAGGGCGGAAGGCGGTACTACTTGTGTTACGAGCAGGAGGCTGGACGGCAGGGGTAGGCTGTTGTACCTGCTCCCCACGGCCTCTACCGCCAAACGCAACGGCTAGACCAGTGACCGCAGCACCTAAGAGTAGTCCTCCAGCAATGCCGAGGTATGGAATAGCCATGTCTTTAATCCATCTTCTGTTGTTTCTTATGGGTTGCCTCAAGGAGGTTGATGACGGTTTGGATGCCTTGCATCTTCTTCACCATACCGAGGTCCACGTCATCTGACATAGGAACCGTATTAGGGAAGGTTCCCTTGAGGTACTCTAAGAGTTCTATTGATATATAAGGTGTTTTCATCTCATATGTTTCCTTATAGTCTACGCTTTAACGCACAGGACACGCACCGGTTGCACAATCAGGGTCTTCGAGGTCATCCATCTGGTCGGTTGCGTCGAGATTTACTTCGCTAAGAGTAGCTTCGTATTCCTCGTATTCTTCCTGAGTGATGACTTCCTGAGGCAGGTAGGGGTAGCCTAAGTCCTCAGCGGTCTTGGTCGGGTCGTTGCGGAATATCCAGCTAACACCTACGTAGGTATCCCAGTTCTCGAGCAGCCACTTGAGGATGTCCTTTACCTCTGTAGGGTCGTAGGAGATCGTCACCGAACAGTTGTGGTCAACGTAGTTGTCCATCATCAGCTTGTAGCGGTCGAGTTGCTTAACGGCGCTCTCGAGGTTCACTTCCTTACCGTCAACCTTGTCGAAGTCCACAGTGTCCCACACAACGGGGAAGCTGTAGATGATTGCATCGGCAGGGGAGTACGGATCGGGGAAGTTGCGGTAACCAGCTTCTTTGAGGCGGGGTACCAGAGGGTCGTTGATCGAGAACTTTACGTTGTTAATCAGGTACTTACCGAGAGGCTTGTGTACGCCCTCAGTTGTACTCATGACCTTGGACAGGGTACCCGATGGCTTGATCGTGGTGATCGCCTTGGAACGTGGAAGACCCAGTTCGTCAGCCATCTCATGAGCAGCATCATGTGCAGCCGCACGGAGAGCCTGAAGGTACTCAGCGCTGGGGTTAGCAGCAGCGATGCCGGTGATTCCAACACCCATCAGGCGTAGGTAGTCATTGCTCTCATCCCAACCGGGCTGGAGAACACCGTCTTTAAAACTTACACATGTCTGACGGTAGTTAGCTCGGGATACCAATCGGACAACCTTGAGGATCGTAGGGTTCTTTAACGAGAATTTGCTGAGGTCAATCTCTACTAGGTTGCAAAAACTTGTATCCCCCAACATGATCTCGGCGCAAGGGTTCACACCTTTAAACCACGGGGCACGCTTCTTAGCCGCAGCGCCGTTGATGAAACCCGGCTCAGAGCCACCAGCTTCGATCATCTTTGCGAAAACACCTTCCAACTCTAGGCGGGAGGGCTTGTCCCAAAAGACGACGGAGTTGTTCGACTGACCACGCCACGGGCGGTCAATCCAGTGATCCTTCTTGGCCTCGATGAAGTCGTGAGCCATCTCGTTATCGATGTCCAGAAGAGCAATCTCAGCAGAACGACGGGATGACAGAGTGGTACCTAAAAGGTTAAGCAAGTCAAGAATATCTAGCTCGTTCAACAGGTTACCGTTTCTGTTGTTCAGTACGCCAGCAATCTTTTCGTAAGCGTCAGCGAGTGTGCCGTCGCCAGAACTGATCCAGCCGTAGCCAGACAAACGCTCACCACCGGGGCGGATCTCAGAGAAGTCGATAAGCAGCTTCTCAGCATCCGCTGGGAGCGTCAGGAGCTTACCGATTGACTTGGCCCATGCCTCAGCGCTGTCGCCTACGGAGAGCGTGTAGTGGCCCTTCATCGGCAGGCTAAGCAGCTTAGTAGTCTCACGGCCACCTTTAGTAGTCCGATGGGAGCGTTGGATCTCTACAGCTACCGGCTTGTGGAAGCCACGCAGTACGCCAACAGCAGGGGAGAAGCCTACGCCACAGCCCTGAAGGAGCAGCCAGAAGGCGTCAACGACATCGCTGGGTGTGCGCACAGTGTTGAAGCTACAGTTAAACTGTGACGCCTCACGGGTCTTAGCAACCTCCGTACCACCCAGCCACCGTGTGCGGCCACTAGGGGATGCCTCGAGGGAGTAGAAGATGTCGTAGAGTTCGTCTAGTTCGTTAATCTCATCACTGTTCAGGTCCCGGCCCAAGGCACGCTCCCATAACCACTGCTGGTGCTGGATGATGCGGTCGGTCGTCTGTTCGAGTGTTTCGAACACGCCAGCTTCTTCATCGAGTGGGCGTGAGTAAGTGCGTCGGTGAACGATCTCCGAGCGGGTGTCTTTAAATGACATGTTATCTTTACCTATAGAAGTTTTGGTTGAGGAGAACGACAATGGGAAGACCGCCGGGATCTAGGTCCCAGAAGTAGCGGGTTCTCATGTATGTGTTGTTCGGGGGGCCTGTGACGCCGCCGTTTCGTGTCACCACAACGAAGACACCTAGCTCAGGAGATGAGCTATCGATGTATTCTTCGGTGAATGTGTAGTCAGAGGTGATGTCTTGGTTAAGGCCAAGGTCACGGTAGGTGTTGTACTTCTCTGTAACCTGAACCTCCCAATCGTAGGGGAGGCCACTGCCGTCGTTCATAGTTACAATGATGCCCTGAGAGGCCTCGTAGTAACCATAGACATCCAGCGGTGGTAGCTGAGTGGTCGTGAGAGAGGTCTTGTTCTGCCCAGCGCCATTACGCACCACCGTAGTGATCTCGTAGCAGCCGTAGGTGGGCAGTGTGTTACCTAAGCGGTAACCAAAGTTGATCGGATCGTGGAGGCTCGTGTTAGCTGCGAGGGTTGTCACCCCGTGCCCTGAAGCCACGTTGTCCGTCGTAGAGTAGAAGTTACAGTTGATCGTCATCCCATGAGGGACACCACTGAAGCTAGGCGCTACGGGGTTAGACCCGTTGCCGTACACTCTCAGCTTTGGAGATGCTGTGTCTACGTCGTTGATCGCAGCGTTGTAGTAGGTGGACCAGTCTATGCCAGCGTTCGTGTTGGCGAACTTGTCGTAGGTCACCTCGAGATCCACCGTCATACCCGGCGCTAACTGGCCGGACGTAAAGGCAATCTGTACGGCGCTACTGACGCTCGAGTTCGCTGATGTTACCCCGTTGTAGTAACCGCCGGGACCCTGAGCGGGGCGAGTGATGGAGTAACCCACCGGAGATACGTTACCGTTAGCCTGTCTCACGACCACGTTGATGGTCTTAACAGGGTACTGGAATGACTTGTACTCGTGCAGGTCGTTTACCCAAGAGTAGCCACTTACGTTGGTGAAAGCCTTAGGATTGTGCCCTGAGAGGTTGTTGTTGAACGTGTAAACTGCGTAAGGCCATACAACTGTACCATCTAACTCACAGCCCCTAGGTGCCCCTGCGCCAATACCGGGATTAGCTTTCTTGGAGATGTTTACCTTAGGGTTAGCTGAGGAGGTACCTGCGGTGTAGCTGATGTTGTAGAGGTTGGTTACGTCAATGTTAGCGTTACGGTCATCAAACGTCTGGATGTCGAACTCAAAGTCAATGCGGGTTCCCGAGCCAAACGGTAGACCGCTGGGGCTTCTCACAGTGATTACATTGGATCCGCCATGTATAGCCTTCTCTGCTGAGTTCCACACGTATCCTCCATCCACAGAACGTGGGGAAGGCCTGATAAGCGTGTAGTTCATTGTTCCACCGGTGATGGCGGACGTTACTGTTACTCGGATGTCAGAGCAGCGTGCTGATACGTCAAAGCTCTGATACAAGAACGATCCATATTCGTCTTCGTCGTGGCCGGGGCCATAGTTGTTTACTGAGCTTTCACCAATCGTGAACCCAGTCGAGGACCCGTTACAGATTACCGTCGCTGTGCGGGTCTCACGGTACTGGAGATTTCGGTCTTGGATGATCCTTGTCTCACCACCGATAGCAGCGCTGGTCACGGTGTTGCTAGGCTGACCTACTAGGTCGATGGTTGTCACCGTGTGGCTGTTCGAGGTGACGCTCCAGTTACGCTCCGTACCGGCGCTTCTAGTCGTAGTCGTAGTGGGGTTCTGAAGCTCGTAGGGGCTGGTTACAGTGAATGTAATGGGCGTGGTTGTATCGTAGGTGTAGCCGTTAGGAGCAGGCGTCAGGGAGAACCATGAGGGGTCTGTGGAGCCGAAGCTAATGTCTTGTCCCGTGAAGTCGTCGTTGGTTTCAATATAGTCAACCGGGTATGTCTGAGTGTACGTCGCATTGGTGATGCCGTAGTCTGATACGATCTCTTGCAGGTCGTACGTAGGGAGGCGGTAAGGGTCCCACCCAAAGGCTTTCTCGAGAACGAAGTAAGGCGACCCATTGTTTGCAACAGGGTCCCACACGTCCTCTACGCCAAAGGCAGGGATGGTAAGGTCAGCGCCAATGCGCCCACGATAGTATGCCATTTGTTACATCCTTAGGTTAAAGGGAGAGGGGCGCTTGGCCCCTCAGGTTAAAATAGGTCGTCTAAGTTTGGTTTCTCGTAGTTAGGTCCTTTGAGAACCTTGCCATCTTCTCGGTAGAGAGGCTTACCGTTGTCATCGAGTTTACTCATGTTGGAGGCGTGGACACGGTTGAACGCTGGCTCCAAAGGGAGGTTCAGTTGCTCAGCGGTGCCATAGACGACGTAGAGGAGGTCAGCGAGTTCTTTAGTAAGTGCGACCTTGTTCAGGACAGGCCGTTCTAACTCGTCATAGACCTCACCAGCTTCCTCCATGATTAGACGTTGGCGGAGCCTGATGATCTCATCTTCTTTGGAGGCGTCGAATACTTGGTCCATCGCAGTCATGAAGGCAGCGACGTGTTGCTGTTTGGTAATATGATGGGTCATTCGTCATCTCCTTGTGCATGGCGTAAGATGGTCTCTGCGATCCTCCAGTAGGCGTCAGAGGCTTCCTTCTCACCGTTATCAGCGGCTTGGAGGGACAGTTTACGGAACTTGGCTGCGTCAGCTTTTAGCTCTCGGTTAGTCATCTTCGTCTACTCCTCCTGAAAACAGTTCGATCATCCCGAGGACCATGCCGAGCATTGTCTGGGAGATTGCAAGGGTAAGCCCCAACACCACGCCGGTACCGATGATGATGAAGGGAGCGATTAGGCCACACAAAGCGGCCAGCTTGAGGGTCTCCATGATCACAGGATGTCTTCGCCTTTGATCAGGTTTATGCGCATCTCGGCGTACCGAATAACCTTCTGGAGATCGATGATTGCGCTCTCCTCGAGGGAGCGACCTTCGTAGGTCTTGTGCCCTGCTCGAAGACAGTATTTCACAATATTCCCGCTGGCGAAGTCTAGCCCGTTCTTCATAGAGAATGTCACGGGTTCAATTTTGTACCGTGCGTAGTGGGACGGCTTGTTTACAATGTCGTTGGTGTCCATAGTTTGATCTCTCCTTCTACAAAGTCAGTGTTACGCAGGATGCGAGCGCATCGAGCTTGAATAAGTGCATCGTCTTCAGTGAGGTCTTTGGCTTCATAAGCGGCTACCACTTGGGACCACAGGTCAGCCAAGGGACGCTCACCGGGTTCGCCAAGCATGTCAGCG